GCATCTGTTCGATGATCTGCAAGACCCCGGCGATGATCGCAGGGCTGGACGTCGCGGAGATGACCGTCTCGATCCCGGCGTCCACGGGCGACGTGATGCTCGGTCCGTTCCCGCCGTCGATCTTCAACGACGGAAACGGCGACATGCGGTTCAACTTCTCGGAGGTGACCGGACTCACGTTCATGGGCGCGAGCATGTAGGAGGTGATCCGTGGCAACTGAAGTACGGGTCACGTCGCCTGCGCGACTGTCGAAGACCGTTACAACGGCGTCCTACGTGACGGGCGTCGTGGCGGGAACGAGCACCTACGTCATGCGGAACGACGGGAGGACGATCTTCCGCTTCTACAAGACGGGCGCGAACCCCTGCACGGTCACTGTCACCGCGACGGGGTACATCAAGGGAGCGAAGGCCGCGGACTGGACCTTCATCGTGCCAGCCTCCACGGGAGACGTGTTCGTGGGTCCCTTCGAGCCGCTCCTGTTCAACGACGCATGGGGGGACATGAGGTTCTCGCTCTCCGAGGCAACCGCGATCTTCTTCATGCCGATGACGGTGGCATGAAATGACGCTCGTCACCCTCCGTACCTTCGTCGAAACCGACCTGGCAGATGCTCCCCTACAGGTGCTGCTGGATGCCGCGAACGAGGACATCAGCTCTGCCGTGGGGACCGACACCAGCCAGGTGGAGACGGTGGAGGGGGAGGGGCAGGCGACGATCTGGCTGAACAGGCCGGCGAACTCGACCTTCGCCTCGATCACCGAGACCGACACCGGGGGGACGGTGGTCACCCTGGCGACGAACGACTACTCGCTGGACGGGAACGCCATGGCGCTCACCCGCCTGAACAGCGGGACGAACCCGAAGTCGGGATGGACGGGGACGGTGACGATCACCTATACCCCGCTGGACTTGAACAGGCGCAACCGGGCCATCGTGCAGCTCGTGGAGCTCGACCTGGCGTTCCGCCCCGGGGCTCGGCAGGAGTCCGTGGGCGACTTCTCGCGCGGGATGCAGGACTACAACGTGGAACGCGCGAGGATCATCTCGCAGGCGCAGTCGAGGGTGATGGCGTGAAAGGGTCGAGCCCGATGCGCGGGCGGATGAGGCAGCGCGTCACCTTCGAGCGGAACTTCTCGGTGCTTCAGGCCGGGACCACGGACATCGACGGGTTCGGTCAGAAGCTCGGGGACTGGCGGGAACTCTGCACGGTGTCCTGCTGGGCATGGCAGGGGGCCACCAGCAGGAAGACGACGGTGGGAGAAGTGCGGACGGTGACGGTGGACTCCCCCGGGATGGTGATCCCGCTGGGCACGGACGTGACGGAAGCCGACCGGGTGAAGCTGGTGACCGACAGGAACGGTCTGCAACTCATGGGGATGATGGGCATCGAGTTCGTATCGACGCGGCAGACGCACATGGAACTGTCCCTGCGGGCGGTGACGTGATGGGCGAGATAGCCTCGTTCTCCCTGGTCTGGAAGGGCGACCAGGTCAACGCACAGACCAGGAACGCCATGCGCTGGGGGATCGACTCGACGATGGCTGACTGCGTGACCACGGCGTGCGACAGGGTGCCTGTGGGTACAACGTCCTTCTTGAAGGGTTCTCTGAAGATGCATCCAGCGGTGGACAACGTCGACAACATCACGGGGTACTGGGGTTCGTTCGACATCAAGTATGCGCCCTTCGTGGAGTTCGGGACTCGTCCCCACTGGCCGCCGGTCGACGCCATAGCCAAGAGCATGAAGGTGGACAGGAGCACGGCGTTCCTGATCGCTCGGGCCATCAGCCGGTACGGCACGCGGCCGCACCCCTACCTGATCCCGGCGGCCGAGGCGCACTACCCGAGCCTTAGCCACAGGATCGCAGCGCAGATCGCATGGGGGGGCAAGTGACCGACTTCCTCTCGGCGCTGAGGGCGTACCTTCTCGGTCAGTCGGAGGTTGTGGCGCTGGTGTCGAAGTCGGTGTATGTCCTCGCGCTGCCGAAGGAGGAGCTGGACCTGGGGCCGCACGCGGTCGTGGTCCTGCTCTCCTCGGGGGGTAACCTCGGGAAGGTGGGAAGGACCACCGCCGAGGCGCGGGTCGACGTGGTGTGCTACGGGGCGACGGACTTCGAGGCCATGCAACTCGACATGGCCGTAGCGGAGTCGATCAAGTGGTTGAACAGGGAGTACGTGAACGGGGTACTGCTCCACAACGCGAGTGTTGCGGGCGGACCATTCCAGGCGCGCGATCCAGAAATCTTCTGGCCGTGCATGAGACGTCAGACGCTCATCCGTGCTGACGAAAGGAAGGTGGGATAGCTATGCAGCCGTTTGAAATCGTCATGTCGCCGGCGAACGTCTACGTCGCGCTGGAAGGTGAAACTCCTCCCGCGGTGAACGCCGTGCCTGGCGGCAACTGGGTCCTGCTTGGGGTCGCTGGCATGAGAGACCAGGCCACCGAAGGGGTGAAGATCACCCACAATGAGACGCTGAAGTTCCAGTCCACCGCGGGGGCCACGGGGAGCGTGAAAGCACTTCGCACGATGGAGGAAGTGATCGTCGAGGTGTCGATGTACGACCTCACTCCCGAGACCTACGCCAAGGCGATGAACCTCGCGGGCATCAGGGAAGTCGCGGCAGCCTCGGGCGTGGCCGGCTACAGGAGCTTCGGCGGCAAGCAGGGCTTCGACGTCCAGACCTGGTCCCTGCTCGTGAGGCTCGAAGGTGTCTCGCCCTACGGCGACGGAATGAACACGCAGTGGTACTTCCCGAAGGTGGTGGAGAACGGTCAGGTCGCCCTGACCTTCGATTCCGAGGGAACCGTGGCGGGGCTGAACTTCAAGTACACGGCCCTGTGCGACCCGAACGCCGCCAGCGATTCCGAGCGGTTCTTCATCTACACCGCGCAGACCGCTGCCGCCCTGCCCTGATGGGTAAAAAGGTCCTCACCCTCGACACGATGGAGCCGGACCGCGACTTCATCGTGGTCAACGAGAAGCCGTACTTCCTGCGGGTCGACGAGGAGTTGTCCCTCAAGCAGATCGCGAAACTCCGCCGCAATTCGCGGATCATGGCGGAGAAGATCGAGAAGCTGGACACCTCCACGGACGACGAGGTGACGGAGATCGAGGGCATGGTCGACGACATGCTCGACATGGTGATCATGGAGTTCCCCCCGGAGATCCGTGCAAAACTCACCGTAACGCAGAAGTACCAGGTGGTGTCGGCTTTCACGACCGCCGGAGTCCGGAGGAGGGCGGGGGCTCCGGCGGGAGGGAACGGGAGCCAGCCGACTACGGACGACTCGTCGCTCGTCTCCGCAGGTATTACGGAGGGGACCTCGACGACTGGCTAGATGCCCCGCTCTCGTGGGTCAACGCCCATGTGGAGGCGATGCCGGTCCTTCAGGCGGAGGAGGCTCTCAGGGCTGCGGAGATCATCGCCGTGGGCGGGGGCAGGCTGGAACGGTCGGCATCCGAGAAGATCACGCGGCGGTGGCGGGCTGCGATAGGTGGGGAAGGGGGGAGGCGGTTGACCGGGACGAAGGCTGACCTCGGAATGCTCGCTGCCCTCGGGGTGAAGGTGAGGAACTAGGTGGACCTCGGCGAAGCTGTCCTCACGCTGAAAGTAGACTCCTCGCAACTCGACCCCGCGCTGGACAAGTCGAAGGAGAAGACGAACCAGTTCGCGGATACCTTCAAGAAGCTGCTGATCGCCTTCGCCAGCATCGAAACGGCGAAGAAGGTCATCCAGTTCCTCGGCGACTGCGTGAATGAGTTCATACTGGCCGAAGCATCCGCCACTCGGCTCGCGGGGGCGGTGAAGTCTACGGGGGACAAACTCGGCGTAACGACTGACCGCCTGATGAACCTCGCTTCCTCTCTCCAGAGGACCACGCGGTACTCCGACGAGGCATCGCAAGGCGCCCTGACACTGCTGATGACCATCGGCAGACTCACCTCGAAGATGGCGGCGGAGACGTTGCCAGTTGTTCAGGACCTCGCGGCTGGCCTCGGTATCGACCTCGAACAGGCGGCCATGCTCGTCTCGAAGGCCATGGAAGGGAACACCGGGGCACTCGGCAGGTACGGGATCAAGCTGACCGAGGGAGTGACGGGGTCAAGGGCTCTCGCGGAGATCACGGAAAAGGTCGAGGGAAGATTCAAGGACCTCGCCATCACGCTCGGGGACACCGCCGGGGCGAAGCTGGTGCAGTTGAAGAACGCCTTCAGCGACGTGAAGGAAGAAATCGGGCGGATGATCCTCGAGGCGGCTAAGCCCTTCCTGACCTGGCTCACGCAAGTGACCACGCAGATCGCCACCTTCATCAAGGCAGGAAACGACCTGCGCGAGGCCTTGAATAACATCGCAAAAGGAATCGGAGATACAAGTGATTTCCTGAAGAAAGCGAGAGATGAATACAGCAAGACTCGGTCGACAATAGAGTTCATCAATCAGGAATTGTTAGCCAACATTTATCTTACGGACAAAATGAGGGAGGCATACCAGGCTCAGCTGAAAGTGCTCCGTGAACGGCTGATCGCTCAGAAAATGACGGTATCCTCGCTTGAGCTTCTGGCTCAATCCGAAGCTCATGCAGCCGATGCCGCATCACAAGCGACCAAAGATACGGCAGCCGCAGCAGGCAAGGCTGGCAAGGCCATTCAGGACCTCTCCTACCTCACCGGCTGGGAACTTCAGCACATGGCCGACACGTGGGTGGAGACGGTAGAAGGCGAGATCATCCCCGGCATAACCCTCTGGGAAGACGAGATGTGGTTTGTCGAAGAGGGCATCAAGTCGATGGTCGCGACGAGCGACGATGAGTTGTCAAAACTCTGGCTGTCATACCACAAGAACTTCGGACTCATCCAGAATATCGTAACGAATGCGATGCGGACCATTTTCACGACGATGGGAGAACAGATCGCAACCAGCAGCCTCACATGGGAGACATTCGGAGAATCCGTTATCCACGTAATCGGAGCCATCGTCTCGGCGCTCGGTGACGAACTAGCCGGCGATGCAGCTAAAAACCTCGTCAAGGCGTTGGCCACCTCTGCACTTCCCTTCCCTCTGAATCTGGCAGCGCCGGGCTTCTTTAGAGCATCGGCAATCGACGCAGCAGGGGCGGCGACGGCATGGTTGGCGGGAGGACTCCTTTCGGCTGTGCAACTCCACTCGGGAGCCGACTTCGTGGTTCCCCCCGGCTACGAGCACGACTCCTTCCCCATGCGCGTTGAGAGCGGCGAGCACGTCACAGTGACCCCGAGGGGAGGGGAGAGCGGGGATCAGGTGATCCACAACTACGTGAGCATCGACGGCACGGTTCTCGCTGACTGGTTCACCCGGGCGAGCAGGAACAAGAAGATCCTGACCACCGCCAGGAGCGTCGTACCTTGAACCCTCTGCGCATCCTCTATGCTGACGTAGCGAAGTCCTGCTCGGTGACCGACTCTACCGAGGCCACGGGGTACCCCGGCACCAACACGCAGCACCCGCATCTGTCTAGGGCATGGCGGACGAGCGCCGTTGCCGCGCAGTGGATCATCTTCGACAAGGGGGTCGGAGGGACCATCACCTTCGACACCTGCGCCATCGTGGGGCACAACCTGACCAGCGTTGCCACGGTGAAGGTGCAGAGCGACGACACTCCGGTGTGGGCGCCCCCGGGAGGGGTGGACAAGAACGGCGACCCCACGAAGTCCGTCATCGTCATCGACGCAGGAGTACCAGCTCCCACGGCGCGCAGGTACGTGCGGGTCTACATCGACGACCCGACGAACCCCGCAGGGTACATCTCCGTGGGGCGCATCATGCTCGGGGTCAGGTTCGAGGGTGAGACCATCGACCGAGGGTTCCGCATGAGTATCGACGACTCGACCACAACCACGACCTCCCTGACGGGGCAGGTGTTCGCGGACCTAGGGGTGCAGCAGAAGGTCTACAGCCTGTCCCTCGGCACGATGCGGGACACGACGAAGCGCGCGCTGGTCGTCGTCCAGCAGACCGCTGGGCAGTACGACCCGGTGGTGGTGATCCCCTGCGAGGCTGATGTACCGGGTACCGTAGGCGGCATCGACGCGCTCTACGCCACCATGACGCGGAAGGTCAGCTTCACCGACGCCGGCGGGTGGGGGTGGTCGGACGACACGATGGAGTTCCGGGAGGCACTGTAGATGGGCCAGCAGGTCACGATTGCCGCGAGTCAGGTCGACAAGGAGCGGTTGGGGTACAACGGGATCTCCCTGACCCACTCCGCCATCGGGGACACCGCCGAACCAAACATCGCCGCTGGGTCAAAGGTCGAGGTCGGCGGGGCACTCTACGAGTTCACCATAGACGAGGCCGGCACCGGCTGGGCTGGACTTACCGCGAGCGCGATCGCTTACATCAGGGTAGTGCCGGCGGGCGCTTCCATCTCTTGGATTTACACGAACACCGCTCCGACGTGGGACACCGCCAAGCAGGGTTGGTACACCGGGACCGACCGCGTGGTTGCGATGCTCTACAAAGACGCCGCGTCGCTGTACCAGTTCAAGAACCTCATCCCTGCGGGGCAGGCCCCGCTGTTCTTCGACGCCGCGATCACCTCGACGGTGAACCCGTTCGTGTTCAACCTCCCGGCGTCCAGCGGTACCGGACGACGCATCAGGGTAACCTGCACCAGCATCGTCAACACGGGCCTCGTCAGCATCGTACCCAGCGGAACGGATCAGATCGGAAGCGCCGGCAACGTCACCTGCTTCCTCCAGAACGTCGACCAGAGCACCTACATCTATAAGCACCAGAACCTCGATATCGTTGACAGCCGTTCGGGGTACTGGGCGGTGGTGGGTGGGCAACTCTGCCCTGACAACGCCACCGACACGGACGGGCAGCAGTACCACCTTGGGAAGTTGCACCACCTTCCGTTGGCAAATACCACAGACAGAAGATTAACAGGTGGAGATTTAACACCAACGGCTGGTGCCTCATGGTATGGTTCCGCAATAACTGGAGCGGGTGTATACGGTATCCCGGCTGGAGCCAAGGCGATACGAGTAGCAGTTCGCAATGAGGTATACGCCACCGCAGCAGGAGAATACAGTATCTATTTGGCTTTCAGCGACAATAACGCCAATACACCAACAATGGCCACAGCCCACCCAAAATCTGAGAATAAGGGATATAAGTCAGCGGCCGGTTTAATGATACGAATGGTGGAGATTGACATACCATTAAACTCCAGTGGACAATTTTATATGTATACCATAGCAACATTAAATGCGACAGTGGCTAGTTCCTTAGTAGGGCTTGTAGTAATGGGCTTCTACATGGGTGATTGATGGGAACGAAACTCGACCCGCAGACGAAGAAGATTACGCTGGTCGAGATGGACATGGGACTCATCCAGTCCGTGTGGTTCAACTACACCGCCAATGTCTGGTACGTGGACTTCGATGCCCTCTACGACCGCATCGACCCGGTGTACCTCGTGGGCGTCTCGCCGCAGTCCATCATCCAGATCGGCTCCGTGCTACAGGACGGGGTGGCGTTGGCATCGCAGGTCTCCGTGGCGAACTGCATCACGACGAATAACTCCTACTACTGGGACGCCTCGGATCGCCGCGTCTACATCCACCTGAATAACGGTGGCGAGGCGAGCATCCACATCGTCACCCTCGGGATCACCTCGGGGTTCGCCAACCAGGCCGCCACCTACAACGGTCTCTACTACGAGCCTCGCCTCGTGTCGGCGCCGGTCATCGCCAAGTCGAAAGACCCGTTGTTCTTCGGGCGGATCTCCTTCGACGGCGGGGACATCACGCTCGACAACACCGACGGCGACTTCGATTCCATGGTGGTGGGGAACCCCGGGATATTCGGAGGGGCCGTCCGTGTCCTTCAGGGATTCGACACCGACGCGTACGCCGCCTTCACCCGAATGGCATCGGGTCTCATCGAAGGGGTGAGGATCGACCGGGATACCTGCACCGTCACCATGGTCGACCAGAGGAAGTACCTCTCGCGCACAGCTCCGCGGCGAGTCTACGAGGTGGCGACCTATGCCAACCTGAACTATGCCAACTACGGGCGACCGATAGCGCTCACCTACGGCATCCTAAAGGGGGTGTCCTGCGTCTGCCTGAACGAGGAAGCGACGGCGCCGACGACGTGGGACTTCAAACTGGCGGACACCACGGACCACGCCATCGTCAGTTTCGACCAGATCTACTCCGATGGCATCAGGGTGACGGCCACCACCTCGAGCGTGGCGAACGCCACCTTCTCGCTCAGGGGCGGGGACTTCAAGGTTGGCACGGTGGTCAAGGCGGACATCCACGGGTATGCCATCACCAACGCCGCCGACGTGATCGCCTCACTCCTGCTCGACTACCTAGGCCTGGTCTACAACGTGACGAACTTCAACACGACGGAGTGGGCCGCGGCCACAGCGCTCGCGATGAACGTGGGGTGCTACGTCGGGGACGCCCGCGACCTGTTCGCCGTCATCGAGGACATCTGCGCCTCCTCCCTGATGAACTTCATCCAGCAGGACGACGGGCGATATACCCTGCGGATGTACGACGCAGCGAGAGCCATCGACCAGGTCTTCTACACCGACGAACTGCTCGCCACCCCGACTATGGTCCACGACCCGTCGCAGGTGGTCTCCTCGGTCAGCGTGGGCTACGACCGGGACTGGTCGCTGGGGAGCTTCCAGCGGGTGAAGGACACCTCGCAGGAGGCGGCCATCTTCGCGCTCTACAAGCACTACCAGGAGCGCACCTTCGAGACGATGCTGACTACAGCGGCGAACGCCGCCACCTACGCCTTGGCGATGCTCTCGCTCTACGGGCACACACTGACGAAGGTGACGGCCCGGTTCAAGCTCCAGCCGCTCGGGCGTGAGGTGATGGACTTCGTGATGCTGCCGGTCTACCGGCAGGGGAAGGCGATGCTCGGCATGACGAAGTGCGAGGTGTACTCGATCTCCAAGGACTTGCTCGGCGCCAGCGTCGAGCTGGGGTGCAGGGTGGTGTGATGCCGGATCGACTGAACCAGATCGTCTCGGGAGAACCATCCCTCGGCTCGCTCCACGCCCACTACTATCGACTGGTGACCGGGGGTGATCCTTCAGGAGCCGGATACACGACAGTCGACTGCTCCGCCCAGGTCCCATCAGGGACCACAACGGTCTACCTCCACGTCCACTGTCACGGATCATCGGCGGACTACGTAGCTATCTACACAGATAATGCACCGACCCCGGCCAACCCTACCATCGTATCAAGAGTATCATCGGTCACGGGCGAGGCGAGCGGGTTCGTGCAATTGACCACCTCGCTGACCTTCGTCTATTACGCCAACGCTGGAACGGTGAGCGGGGTCGATATCGATATGTTCTTTTACACGGCGGATATGAGATGACGCATGGCTGACTGGATCGACATTGCGGCCCTGATCCTCGCGCTCTGCCTCGCCATCCTCGGGATCTGGAACCGGGCACGGATCAAGGCGACGGAAGATGCGGTCAGTAAGGTGGAGTGTCTGCAGACCCAGATCATCAAGCTGTTGGAGAACAACGCGAGGCTCGACGAACGGACCAGGTTACTCGCCAGGATGAAGTACCGTGAGGAAAAACATGAGGATGCTGAAGGTAGTCCCTGAAGGGCTGGAGGAGATCATCGAGGTCTACGGGGACTGCTATGCCGCGGGATGGTACCAGGACAACACTGTCTGGCAGCGTTCCCCTTTCGCCATGCGGCTATCGTGGGCTCCCTCGGTACGCATCGGAGGGTTCATCGCTCACGCACTGGTGGGGCCGGTCATTGCCGATGCGCTCACGGAAATAAGGGACTTCGGAGGGTTGGAGTTCCTTCGCGAGAACAGTTACGACCTGTGGGGAGGGTGCCTGAACATGCGGGCGAAGCGCGACGGGGTGGGGACCAGCACCCACGCATGGGGGATCGCGGCGGACTACTGCCCGCACCTCGGGCAGATGGGGGTCAAGCCGAAACTGCCGTCGTTCATCGTAGAGGCGTTCACGAAGCGAGGGTTCGTGTGGGGCGGGACCTGGAAGACCCCGGATGGGATGCACTTCCAGGCCTGCAACGGATACTGACTGGAGGGCGTATGAATCCAAAGGTCAAGGCAACGATCTGGTATGTGCTGACCATCGTCTTCGCCATCTTTGGCATCGTGTGGACGTGGGCAACTCACGGCGAGCCGAAGTGGTGGGCCATCGTCATCTCGCTCGTCGGGATGGTGGTGAGCTCGGTGCTGGGCATCACCTTCACGCCACCGAAACCGCCGGCGTAGCACATGGAAGGCTCGAGGAAACTGCTGGCGGCAGTAGTCTTCGGACTGCTGTCGCTGGCGGCCCTCGTCGTCATCATCCTGCTGAAGCACTTCAGCGCGGAGGTGTTCACCGCTTGGATGACCGGGACGGCGAGCGTGTTCGGCCTATACATGGGGGCCAACGTGGTGAGCAAGTTCTCTCCCGTGGCCGAGGCGAAGAAGGATGAACTGCCGGCGAGTGCCAAGGGCAAGGCGGGCAGGAGAGAACGGCACGGGGTGTAAAATCGGCTTGGCACGGTTCTTTCCAGAAGCCTGACCGGGCTACTTCAGCCCGGTTTTTTTATTGTTGACGCGCCACCATATCCGTGCTACAAATACGGCATGGAGGAGAACATGACAAAGACTTCGATCCGATTCCCCGACGCCCTGATGAAGCGCATCAAGCGCACCAAACCCGAGCACCTGAGCGCCAACGCGTGGATCGTAGAACTTCTCG